CAGCAATGAATGCTTTACCAGATACTAAAATGTTAAACACAATGTCTAAAGTATCTATTAAAGCTGCACAAAAACAAATTGATCCACCTTTAATGGTTCCGGATGATGGTTTTATTTTACCAATTAGAACTGTTCCTGGTGGTTTAAATTTTTACAGAGCTGGAACTAGAGAAAGAATTGAACCATTAAATATAGGATCTAATAATCCTATTGGTATTCAAATGGAAGAGCAAAGAAGAAAAGCAGTTAGAGAAAACTTTTTTGTCGATCAATTAATGACAGTACAGGGTCAAAACATGACAGCAACAGAAGTTATGCAAAGAACTGAAGAAAAGATGAGATTGTTGGGTCCAGTATTAGGAAGATTACAATCAGAATTATTACAACCATTAATTACTAGATCATTTAATTTATTATTAAAAAATAATAAACTACCTCCAATACCAGAAGAGATTGGCGATCAAGATGTAGAAATAGAATATGTATCTCCATTAGCCAAAGCTCAAAAGACACAAGAGTTATCATCTGTTATGAGAGGAATAGAAATATTTGGTTCAATGCAAAATATTGCACCGGTATTTGATTATATAGATATAGATGGTTTAGTCGATCACATTAAAAATGTTTTAGGTTTACCAGCTAAAATTATGAGATCAAAAGCAGAGGTTCAACAAATCCAACAACAAAAACAACAAGCCGAAATGCAGATGCAACAATTACAACAAGCGCAAGCAGTTGCAGAGAGTGCTGGTAAAATAGCACCAGCTTTAAAGGCGGTTGAGTAATGGATCAAAAAGAACTTAAACAATTAGGAATAGATTATAAAACAGTTTTTAAATCGGAAGCGGGAGAACGAGTGCTTTCTGATTTGGAAAAAAGGTGCAGCTTTCACGCAACTACTCACGTTAAAGGAGACAGCCACGAAAGCGCATTTTTAGAAGGTTCAAGAGCAGTAGTCTTGTTCATTAAAAATATGCTTAACAAAAAAGGAGAATAAATATGTCAAGCGAAAATCAAGAGGTAGTAACACCAGAAGTTCAAACTGATAATACGGTGTTATCTGGAGATCCTAAAACAGAAACTCCAGCAAGTACAGATTGGAAAGCAAGTCTTTCCGATGAAATAAGAGCAGATAAATCTTTAGAAAATATTAAAGATATAGAAGGTTTAGCAAAATCTTATGTCCATGCACAAAAGTTAGTAGGTTCAGATAAAATTCCTGTACCTAATAAATTTGCAACTGATAAAGATTGGGATGCAGTTTATGAAAAACTAGGTAGACCAAAGGATGCAACTGGATATAAATATGATCTAGGAGAAGATGCTAAAATTAATGAAGATGCTTTAAAAAATTTTTCAGACCAAGCGCATAAGTTAGGATTATTACCTAATCAAGCAAGTGGTATAGTTAAGTTTTATAATGATATGGCAGCTCAACAACAACAAGACGCAGACACAGCGTCTATGGGTGCTAGAGAGCAAAGCGAAACATCTCTTAAAAAAGAGTGGGGTCAAGCATACGACCAGCAAATTAATAAAGCGGCAACTGTTGCTAAACAAGTTTTAGATGCTGATTTTTTAAATTCAAATTTAGCTGATGGAACTAAAATTGGAGATCATCCAAGTTTCATTAAAGCATTTGCTAACTTAGCTGATAAGATGGGAGAAGATACTATAACACAAGCATCTGGACCAGCTTATCAAACACCAGCACAATTAGAAAAACAAATTGGAGAATTAACACAACAAGGTTCAGCTTATTGGGATAAAAGACATCCTAACCATGAACTAGCTGTTAAAGAAGTTTTGGCTTTACGAGAACAAAAAAATCAAGTATAGCCGAAATATATTGGGATAATCGAAAGACCCTAGTTGACACTATGAAAGTATAGGTTCCAGGAGAACTAAAATCGAGGTTTCGACCCGTAAGGATAATCAGCCGCTTAACATTAACAATAACCAACAAAGGAGAACTTATTATGAGTTCACAAATAACTACTTCTTTCGTTGAGCAGTATAGCTCGAATGTTGCTATGCTTTCTCAACAAATGGGAAGTAAACTTAGAGGTTCTGTTGATGTGGAAACTGTTAGAGGAAAAAATGCTTTCTTCGACCAAGTCGGAGTAACAGCTGCTCAATTAAGAACGAGCAGACATGGCGATACACCTCAAATAGACACTCCTCACAGCAGAAGAAGATTGAGCTTGGCTGACTACGAATGGGCTGATCTTGTTGACGATGTTGACAAGGTTAGAATGCTTGTAGACCCAACTAGCTCATACGCAAGAGCAGCTGCGGCAGCTATGAACAGAGCAATGGATGATGTTATTATAACAGCGTTCAACGCATCTGCGAATACTGGTGTTGCTGGTGGTACATCTACAGCTTTACCTTCTGGACAAAAAACTGCGACTTCAGATCAATCAGATGGTTTGACGATTGCTAAACTTTTGTCTGCGAAGAAAATCTTAGATAACAACGATGTTGACCCTTCATTGAAGAGATATGTCGTATGTGGACCACAACAAATCTCTGATCTATTAGGAACTACACAAGTAACTAGCTCTGACTATAATACAGTTAAAGCTCTTGCTGAAGGTAGTATCAATTCCTACTTAGGTTTTGAGTTTATAATGTCAACAAGATTGAACAAGGATGCAACTAACACTACTGACAGATTAGTTTTTGCATATACTGAAGATGCTATCAAGTTAGGTATCGGTAAGGATATTTCTGCAAAAATTTCTGAAAGAGCTGACAAATCTTACTCAACGCAAGTTTATTATGCGATGAGTTTGGGCGCAACTCGTATGGAAGAAGAAAAAGTTGTTCAAATTCCTTGTCATGAAGCATAATTAATAGAATAGGAGAAAATCAAAATGGGAACTAAAAACTCAGACTTAGTAGCAAACTTTGAAGCTACGCCACCAGTTCTTACTGATAGCAGCCTTTTACACGGAGTTCTTCGTGTTGCACAAGGTACTATAGTTGTAGCAGCGGGTGATAGTGATGATAATGATATTGTTATGCTTGCACCGATACCAAGTAATGCGGTTGTACCTCAAATATGGGTAGGATCAGATACATTTGGCGGTTCATGTACTTTCAATGTTGGAATTTATCAAAGTGATGGAACAGTAGTAGACGAAGATTACTTTGCAAGTGCTGTAGCTGATGCTGCTGCAATCGCAGATGTAAGACACGAAGCTGCTGACATCAATACTGCTGGAAAAGCAATGTGGGAAATGGCTGGAGCGTCTAGCGATCCTGGAGGTTACTACTACATAGCGGCTACTATGGCTGCTGCGGGTGGAACTGAAGGCGATATGTCGTTCTGCATTAACTACGTTTGTAACTAGTAAAAAAGAATTTTAGGCGGGGGAAGCGAGAGTGGATCCCGCCTAGGATGCATGACAAAAAAAATAGATAAACCAAAACTTGTTTTACACTTTAAAAGTGGAAATTATATTTACCGATATGTTTTGGTAGACAGATTTAAAAACGATAGCAAGTATCATTATGGTTTTGATACTAAAGCGGAATTAACTGAAGCTGAAATATTTGCTTTGGTAAAA